CCCTTGCGCGTTTGAGTTCACATTGTCGGTCCCACATCGAACATCTTTCACATTTACAGCTCCCACATCGAATACCCTCTAAATTTTAGCAAAAAAAAATTTAACTGCTTTTTCTATAAAATGGGTACCCTCTCCTTTCATTGAGTTACGAAAACAAGCCAATTTTTAGATTTTACCAAACCGCAAAAAAAAATCGTCTAATTAGCATCCGCCTGTAATGCTGGGTTTGCCTTGCATTTGGCTGCGCTAGCCCAGCGTTGGCGCGCCTCGCCTCCGCCAGCCCTCGCGCTGCCTCGGCCTGCGGCTACATGGACCCGCCAGCTCTTGACAGGACCCCATGCCGCCCGCTGGCCCTCTCCGGTCCTGGGTTGGCGGGTCAAAATTTCTGCAGCTCACAAAAAGGGACCCCCCCCTCCCCCCCTCACCCCTAAATTTCCACTAAATTAATGACTTTTTTTCTTGATAGTGTAATTAAAGACAGAGCTTTATTTTTTTTTAAGTAAAAAAGGGCACTTAGAGGGGGGGGGGAGGGGGCGCTTTTGTGAGCTGCGGAAAAATCGGCCCTGCAGCCATCGTCTTTGCTGGTTTGGCGGTTTCCTGCCGCGTGGTTGACCGTACTGGAGGGTCCGTTTCGATTCTTTGCCTCATCAGCAAAGCCTTGGCCAGCCACCCAACCGCTGGCCCTCGTCTGGTCTGGGCTGGCGGGTTGCCTTCTAAATTCAGAGAAAAACTCATGGAAAATCCATAAAATATTCCCATTTCTCCTGTGTGTTGGGGTCTTTTCAACCTCGATGTGGTTAAAAAACAAAGGTTCTCAAGTTATGTTGTTGAGCAGGGCGTGGTACGCCGTCTCTTGGTTTCAACCCGTTGGAAGCAACGAAGCGGAGCAAAGCGGGGGGAAACGGGTTGTCGCCTTCGGTTGAGAGTGCGCTAGAATACTATGTTCTCATACACGGCACTCGCGCTGCTGAGTACGAATCACAAACGAGTCTTCGACCATACTCATACCCTCCTGAAAGTTTTCTACATTGCCTTTCTGTCATCAAGTTGGTCAAAAAGTACGACTACGAAATTCGCGGAATTGGATCCGCCATGGCATACAACTACGCACCCGAACCCGCAGAGCAATACAGAAGTTTGACGAAACAAGAATTGAATCGGCTTTCTGCTGTTTGTCACGAACTTGAAAGAGAACTCGCAAGCGAAGGATTGATTACTTTTTATGCCTATTAGCCCACCCAGAGGTTGTTGGTACTCGGGTTGCCCTGCTATTGTGTACAAAGGTCGCCGTGGATGTCCCGAGCACCAAACGTTAAAATTCAGAGAAGAGCAGCAAGTTCGGGGACACGGTCACGCAAGGGGCTATGACACCACATGGTTCCGGCTAAGAAAGATGCATCTCAGAGAATTCCCACTTTGTCAGGATTGCGGGGACGTTGCCATCTTGGTGCACCACATCATTCCCATCAACGACGGTGGTGAAAGACTTTTAGTGGACAATTTGAGGAGCATGTGCAAGCCATGCCACGATAGAGAACACAAACGACTCAATCAACCCACATCCGTAGAAGGAGAGCGTCCTCGTGCCTAAGGGACCAAGAACGAAACCCGCTGCTCTGAAAGATCGAGACGGGAACCCGGGAGGGCACCCATACCAACCATCATGGGTAGAGCCGTTGACGGAAATGCCTCCGTGTCCTCCGCGTTTCAAAGAACTGGCTCAGAGGGTTTGGAAAGACGTAGGACCGCAGTTGATTGCTGATGGGTTGATTTCTGAACGAGATTTAATGCCATTTACAGCGTATTGCGAGATGTTTGAAATTATCGAACAAATTAACAACCAAATGCTGAAAAAAGGGTACGACACACCGATGATAGTGAGCCCGTCAACAAAACAACTATGCATCAATCCACTTTTCCGCTTCAAACACCAAATTCTGACGCAAATTCGAGTATTTGGCTCGGAATTCGGATTGACGCCTTCTTCCCGAACCAAAGCAGGACTGAAGCCCTATAAGCATCCGTCAGCGCAAGTAGATCCGCTTTCAGAGTTTATGCCACACCCAGCAACCCCTCCAGGCGCGAGGAGATAGTAATAACTAAAAAGCAAAACACGCAAGTACGAAAATCGATTCCGGTTCCGATTCCGGTTCCGGAGCAGTATGCCTTAGATGTGTTGAACGATAAAATTGTAGCCGGTGAATGGGTACGCAAAGCGTGTCAACGACACCGGGATGATAGACAGCACGGAAAAAAAAGAGGAATTTGGTTCGACGAAAACTCTGCCGCAAAAGCAATAAGGTTCTTCGCCTTGCTTCGGCACAGCAAGGGAGAATGGGCAGGTCAAGTTTTCGTTTTAGAACCGTGGCAGCAATTTATTGTTTGGTGCCTTTTCGGGTGGAAGAGAGAGGGCACGGACTTCCGTCGATTCCGTACCGCGTATCTGGAAGTGGCCCGCAAAAACGGAAAGTCTACGTTGATGGCAGGCATCGGTTTGTATTTGTTTTTTGCAGATAACGAGCCCGGAGCAGAGGTGTACACCGCTGCTACGAAAAGAGACCAGGCCAAGATTGTCTGGGGGGAAGCCAAGCGCATGGTGCAGTCCTCTCCCGGGCTCCGTTCCCAAATTGGGGTTTACGTCTCGAACATGCACATTCCAGAAAGCGCATCCAAGTTCGAACCACTCGGAGCGGACGAGGATAGCTTGGATGGATTGAACATTCACGCAGCCATCGTGGATGAGTTGCATGCGCACAAAACGCGAAACGTTTGGGACGTTCTGGAAACCGCCACCGGATCCCGGCGACAACCGATTCAGCTGGCAGTTACAACCGCCGGACATGACCGGCACACCATATGTTGGGAACAACACGAGTATGTGGAAAAGATTCTCGACAAAGTTTTGGAAGACGATACGTACTTCGGTTTGATTTACACAACCGATCCAAAAGACGACTGGCAAGATCAATCTTTGTGGATCAAGTCGAATCCGAATATAGGCGTATCAGTAAAAGAAGATGATTTAATTCGCAAAGCGGAAAGGGCCAGAGAAGTGCCCACCGCTTTAAACGCCTTTTTGCGGTTGCATATGAATCAGTGGACGGAAAGCGAGACCCGCTGGCTATCGCCAGAATCTTGGAACAAATGTGCGGACGCGGTAAATCCCGATGCTTTGCGAGGACGCATTTGCTACGGTGGGTTGGACCTTTCGACAACGACGGACTTGTCCGCGTTCATTTTAGTTTTCCCTCCTTTAACTGAGGACGATAAATACGAATTGCTTTGCCGATTTTTCGTGCCACAAGACAACATCGCTGCAAGAGTGAAACGAGATCGGGTTCCTTACGATGTTTGGATTCGTCAGGGATTGATCAAAGCCACCCCGGGAAACGTGATTGATTACGCATTTATACTTAACCAGATCGATGAGGATTCTCAGAATTTCGACCTAAGAGAAATCGCTTTCGATCGTTGGGGTGCGGCAAAAATCACTCAAGATTTGCAAGATCGAGGACTGGAAGTTGTGGCTTTCGGTCAGGGATTCCAGTCAATGTCTGCCCCATCGAAAGAATTAGAGAAGCTGGTTCTTGGTCAGCAGCTTTCGCATGGTGGGAACGCGGTATTGTCTTGGATGATGAGCAACGTTGTGATGCGTACTGATCCTGCTGGTAATTTGAAACCGGACAAAGAAAAGTCCCGGGAAAAGATCGACGGGGTGGTTGCGGCGATCATGGCGTTGGATCGTGCGTTGCGGGTTGGGGATGGCGGAAAGTCGGTTTACGAAACCCGAGGAGTGTTGACATTCCCAACATAAAAGGGAGCCAGATGATCCGACGTATTTATGAGCGAATCAAAGCGGCTATAACCGCGATGTGGAAGTGGTTCGATTCGCGTGATTTGTTCGTCTTCGGTGGGCTTGCGATGATGGGATACGGACTCTGGTTGTATCTTCCTTGGGTTGCGTTCGCGGTTTGTGGCACTGCAATCACTGCCATTGGATTGTTTCTGGGAAGGGGTAAAGCTTGATGGGAATCCTTGACCGGCTTGAAAAACGCGACTTGTCGCTGACGAACGAAAAAGCGTGGGATCGTACTCTATGGAATCTCTCGGGGTCGCGATCCGTGTCAGGGGAAATAGTCACCGAGAAAACTGCGCTTTATTATTCGCCTGTCTATAACGCGATTTCGCTGATTGCCGGAACAATTGCAGCGTTGCCGCTGCACTTGATGCAAGAGAAAGATGACAAAAAGCGTATCGCTGACGATTACAGGATTTATCGCGTCATGCACGATGAGTGGAATCCATACCTGACCGCGATGGCGGGACGGGAATGTATAGCGGCGCATGTTCTCGCATGGGGCAATGGGTATGCAGAAAAAACTCGGGACACGTTTGGAAGAATCACAGAACTTTGGCCCATTACTCCTGACCGGGTTCGATTGCAGATGCTTGACGGAAAATTGATTTATATTGTCAATATCGGCTCGCAAGACGTTATCATTCCACGTGAAAACATGCTCCACATCCCGGGTTTGGGGTTTGACGGATACCAAGGGTACTCTGTTATTAGCTTGGCGCGAAAGTCGCTCGGGTTGGGTATGGCGTTGGAGACCTTCGGTTCGTTATATTTCGGCAACGGAACCCATCCGGGAACGATCGTGTCTCACCCCGGTAAATTGTCGACGACTGCACACGAAAATTTATTGAGGTCGCTTACGACAGCGCATTCCGGCCTTGGTCAGGCGCATAAGTTGCTGCTTTTGGAAGAGGGTATGAAACCGGAAAAATGGCTCATACCGCCAGAAGATTCCCAGTTCCTTCAAAGCCGACAATTCCAGATCCCCGAGGTTGCCCGGTGGTTCAACCTTCCTCCGCATAAATTAAAGGATCTAACAAAGGCATCGTTCTCTAACATCGAATCAGAGCAAATCAGCTTTGTGACGGATTCGATTTTGCCTTGGCTTGTTCGGTTGGAAGCGAATTATAATGTTCAGTTATTGTCGAAGTCTGACAAGGAACTTTCTGGACGCGGACGGTTGTACTTCAAGCACGTTGTCGAAGGACTTTTGCGCGGTGACTCAGCATCACGGGCAGCGTTTTATACTGCCATGTTCAACATCGGAGCGATGTCGCCGAATGAGATCCGTGCGAAAGAGGACATGGATCCGTACGCAGGCGGGGACATTCGGTTGGTGCCGTTGAACATGTCCACTCCAGCGAACGCGTTGAAACCGCCGACTGTATCAAGACCCGCGCTTCCCGCGAAAGGGAACGGAGGAGATAATGCCGAGGAGGTTGACGGTGAATCCGCGTGATGAGTTGCTCAATTTTATCGTGAAAAAGAAAATACCGATCCAGCAGGCTATCGATATTCTCGAACAGATAGAACTTGACATAAAGGGGAAACGGAAGCCGAAGGAGAAAGCAATTCTACCAAAATACGAAACAAGAGCAGGAGGATGACCATGTACGTCAAGGCCGATGAGATGGAGCGCAGGTGTTTGCCTACGGCAGAGTTGCGGATTGCCGAGGATTCTCCGAAGATCACTGGGTATGCCGCCGTCTTCGACACATGGGCGGACATAGGCGGGTGGTTCCGCGAGTCCATCAAGCCGGGGGCGTTCGCAAAGACGATCAAGGAGAACGACGTCCGCGCTTTGTTGAACCACGATCCGAATTTCGTCCTCGGGCGCAACAAAGCTGGCACGCTGAAGCTGCGCGAAGACTCGAAGGGGCTTGCGGTCGAGATCGACCCGGTGGATTCGTTGTGGGCGAATGACCTGCTGAAGTCTATGCGCCGGGGCGACGTGAACCAGATGTCGTTCCAGTTTAATGCCAATAAGGAGGATGTCGACTACGAAAAGGACGAACGAACGCTGATTGACGTTACGCTGTACGACGTTTCCATTGTGACGTTCCCAGCGTATCCTACGACCTCCGCGCAGGTGCGAGCGGCGTTCGTGAACAAAGGGAAGCGCGATTGGCTCGGGTTGACTCCGCCGAAGAAGGTGAGCGTAGAAACCACTGAGGGTGGGGTGAAGTGGGAAGTCAATCAGGACATCTCGGAGGAGTTGAAGCGCATGGCTGACACTACCGGTAACACGTCGACCACCGGAACGACGCCTCTGTTCAGGATTGTCTATGGACCGACGGGTTTCTCCGAGCTCGATCGCATCATCCGCAAGTTGATCATGAAAGAAGAACTCACGGAAGAAGAACTCCGTGTTGTAGCCGCCCACTACCCCGATCTCTCCGTGCCGCCAGCAAAGCACACGGAGACTCCGACGGAACCGCCAGCAAAGCATTCCGACGGGGACACCAGAAAGGATAAGTGGACGGAGTTGTTCATACGGGCAGAGCGAATCGCACCTTCCAAAACCTAGCAAGGAGGAAAAAAGTATGCGCACAATTACCCAGTATCGCGAAGAGATCGCCCGCCTCGTCAAGAAGGTGGGGGACATCGACGCGAAGTGCATCGCGGAGAATCGCGACCCGTCGGAGATCGAGATCAAAACCAAGACGGACCTCATGGACGCGATTGTCGAACTGCGGTCCATCGTCCAGACGCAAGAGCGGCAGGAGAAGCTGACGGAGGAACTGAACGCGCCCGCCTCCCCGCCGGTATCTCGTCCCCGTCCGCAGGGGACACCGTCCGAGGAA